ACCTGTGGCTATTGCTAACTCGACTGCTATCCGCCCGACGCTTCGGGCTTGGTAAAAACGGCTGTCTCAAAATCAGCAAACGTAATATCAACAACTGTGGGTTTCCATGTTTCAAAGTTTTCCATTTTTTTGGTAACACGTTGTTGAATTTTGTGCCCCAAAAATAAAAGACACTGATTACTTGGACTGCTTTCTTCTTGCAATATTTTAATGATTGAACGATTGTTGTAAAGTTCTTTTTCGGCTTGGGCAAGTTCATTAGGTCTAGTCCATTCTTCATAAACTTCACCTGTTTCTAATTGCCAACGTATCTTTAATTTAAGCATTTGTGTGCCCCTGTTCTTTGTTTGTGGTTATTAGGTTGTTAGGTCTTCTACTGGTATGCCTACTACTTGTAGAGATACTGTACAAGTTTGTGCGTCTGAACCTGAAGCAGATACGCCAGCGTATTGTGGCAATACTGCGCCAGTCAAAGTTATTCCAGTATTTAAAGTCAAAACAAAAGCAAGAGTTGTATCTGGTGCGCTTTCTGTTGCGTCCCATAATGCTTTGTATAAACTTCCTGGACTTGTTTTACCAGCGTCGTTTAAGAATGTTAAATCTAAAGTGACGTTGGAATCTATGTACTTGTATGCTTTACCTGCAAGAGTGTCAAAAGTTAAACGCTCGGTATCAAAATTGATAGCGGAATCTAAAATTTGTTCGCTGTATGCAACTGTAGCTATAGTCAAAGTTAAACTACGACCACTTAAAACTGTTGTTGCCATTTTCTTACCTTCCTTAGCCTGTGTAGGCTGTTTGTAGTTGTATTTCTGCACACAATAAATCTGTGTTATTTGTGCTTCTAATTTTAGGGCTAGATATTGACAAAATAATAAAGTTTGTCGGAATAAGTCCTAAAATAGTTTCTATATCTTCTTCCAAGTTTGTTAGCGCGCTTGGGTTTGAATACGTGGTACTAACAACTTCTAATGTTAGTCGTACGTAATAGTTTTTGCTATTGCCGATAACCATAGGCTCAAGGTATGGGTCACTAGCCAAAATAAGTGCTGCGGGCGGGATAATAATTTCTGGCACATGATCGTAGGCTGAGTAGTTTGTGTTTGAGGTTATGGCTGTTTTAAGGTCTGCGCGTAAAGTACTTAAAGGCACAATTAACCTACTTGACTATTAGTGTCAATATATTTTGAGATTAAGCCTGTGACTTTGTAAAGTAATGTGCGACCCATTCGATATGGGGCTGGAATAAAATCGAGTGCTTGGGAACTTCCTGAAATTGAAAGTCTGGATTGGAACACGTCTGTAGATATTTGTAAAACGGCTTCTTCAACAGCGTCTATGCCGTTGTATTGTGAAAGGCTATTAACTACAGCTAGTCCGTTTGGAATACTAAAACGATATTCGTCGTGAATAGTTGCGCCTGTTGTTGTTATCTTAAAAGTGTAATCATTAATAATAGAATCAATTACTTTAGATCCGTTATGACCTGTAACACCTGAAATAGTTATTGTTTGACCTTCAAAAAATTTGTGGGGTTGTGTTGAATGTAAAGTTGTTAATATAGCACTTTCTGACTTTTGTTTGTCAATGGCTACTTTATGTTGTACAAGAAAATCACCTATAGCGTCTTCGGCTGTTTCTATAATGCTGTCAAGTGCTCCGTCTGAATATAAAGAATTGCTAACGCCAAGTACAGCCCTTAACTCTGCTGCTGAAACTAATACTGGCATTTCGCTTTCCTTTCTTTGAGGGTGTGGGTGGCACAGGGGCGAACCACCCACACGTTTAATTTATGCCGATTTAGGTGAAGTTAAACGCTTCAGCTGAATTTGCAATTTTAACCGCACAAGCACCATAGCCGTAATAATTTACGTCAATTTGTCCTGTGTTAATTACGTTAGTGCGTAAGCTCAAACGTGGGCTTTCGTACCAAGTGTAACCTTCTGGGTTAATTACATACATGGATTTATCTGCTGCTACTGCGTCGATTGAGCGAGATACAAATAGATTTAATCCTGCAACGTTTCCGCGTAATGATTGTGGTGAAACTGCACCACCAGCGTTCATAGGATTTGAAGCGGTATAAATTGGTCTGCCATTATCGTTGTAGCTCATAATGTTTGCCCATTGCTCAGGTGACACTAAAAGATTTTTAGCAAAACCTAATGAGTTTTTGTAAACGTTGGCTGAAGCAGATGAAACGAAAGCTAACAAACCAGCTGCTGTGTTAGCGGTAGCTGTTGCGTTTGCTTCTGCGTTGTTTTTTAATGTTTCTTTAACAAAATCATCTGTTGTTTTAGCATAGGAATACTCCATGAGCCTTACAAGTTCATCAAAAAAAATCGGGCTTGATCTGTCCAAGAGCTCAACAGAAAAACTCTGTTGTCCACCAAATTTTTTAATACTCACAGAAACAAAAGATGAAGCTGTGTCTGTTTCTGACATAGCATTACCTTCACCCACTTCGGCAGAAGTAGGGGCAGTTGTAATCTTAGGAATTTCAAAAGTCATACCAGCAGTTGGTAATGTTCCTTTAGAAATTGAATCAATACAACCGCGTTCTGCATTAGCAATTCCGTTAATAATTTCGGTTGATTGTGGTGTTGGAATAAAGGCTGCGTTGTTGCCAGTTGTGTCAGCTGCCATTACATATTGACGGCTATCTTCGTTTCCAAGTGCTGCACGAATGTTGTGTTCTAAATAAGAAGCCTTAGAATTAATTGGGCTTCTTGGTGCTGTGAAGATTGCCGGACGCATATTGCGTTCTTGGGCTTCAACAGCAGGGGCTACAACTTGAGCTGTAACTTCCTCTACTACTTCTGGGGTAACTTCGTTTGTCACGATAGTTTCCTCGCTTTCTGTTGGTTGTGAAATGTCTGCGGTTGCAGCCACTTTGGTTATTTGTGCGTTCTCGCCAAACGCTGGAAATGTAACGTGTGAAACTTCTTTTAAAGTTGCTTCATTGACAATTACTTGTTCACCTTTAGTGACGTAATCATCTATCATAGCGCCTACACTAAATCCAGTTCTTAAACCTTCTTGTGCTTCGGCTAATGCGTCGTCTCCTGAGTTTGTTCGTGCGATTTTAAACGTACCAATTATTTTTTCATCATCTTCTTTATAGCTTGCTAGCTTTCCAATAGGTCGGGTCAAATCATGCTCGGTAAAAAGTTTAATACCTTCACCGATTTTTAATGAGCCTGGTTGAAATACAACGTCGCCCATATTTGTGTGACCGACTTCATTGAAAGGAACAATAACTCCAGTTAATTCTCTTTTTGAAGAATTGGCTGCAATAATGTCCGTTGAGAACGTAATAAAATTATTCATTTATTAAGTCTTCCTTTTCTCTTGCCTCACTAATTGTCATAACTCCTAGTGGGATAAGTTTTTGATATATGTCAGCGCGTTCTAATGCGCTTGGACTATAAAATTCTTCCAAATCAAATTTTACTATAGATCCGCGTGGTGTAATATCGTTGTCGCTTAATCTTTGTGTAATACAAGTCATTAACGGCTTCAAAGAAAAATCTATTAGGCTTCTTCTTTCAGCTGTGACATTTGAATAGGTCATTGAACCAGCTGCGTTACCTCCCACATAGTACTCAGGTAAATTACAAGCCCTAGCTATCTCGGAAGCCATGTATTGTCTTGCACTATTTAAGGTTAATTGCTCTGGGCTAAAACCTATGCTTTGAAAATCTATGGTGTCGTTTACAAAAGCTGTGCCGCGTGTTTGTCTGGCTTCTTTCCATGAATTAAGTAGGGCTGTAACTCTTTCAGCAGGCATAGGCAAGTTAGATTTTAATACCACGTTAGGGGTTGGTTCATCTGCGAATCTTTTAACTGCCTTTTCTAATGCAAGTGCTGTAAGTATTGTTGTTCCTGCTCTTACAAGTAATCCTTCATCAAATCCGGTAAACGGAATAAGTGAACCTAAACCTGTGTCGGGTATTCTGTTGCCGTCTACGCTGTAATATTGTACATTGTGTCCAAGTGCGTCAAGTGTTCTTGTGATACGACTTACAGACAACCACTCTGCACTTAAAGGTCTTCCGTCTGAACCTAGTTCAAGTATTCTCATATAACCTTGACCTGTAAATAAAATATCTTCCGCTAAAAATGTATATACAGATTGTCCGGTCATTCTTGGGTCAGGTTGTTTAATAAAAGGTGGCGTTGGCACTTTAGAATTATTTGACTCGCGTCTAACTTCAAGTGGTAGTGATCCGATTGTGTTACAAATAATTCCTCTAGCCCTAGCTAATGAGGGCACCTGCATAGCTTGTGCTCTGGTAACTGAAGATAAACCAAAATAGTCAAAAGGTTGTGCGTATTGTTGGTAATTGTATGGGGCTACTGCTGCGTCTACTTTATTGACGTTGTTTTCTGGCTTTACACCTAAAAGATTTTGTAGGAAGCCCATAACTTCTAATTCTTTACTAAATCGTTATAATAGTCAAGCCGTTATGCCACTACTATGTCTTGGTTTTGTGACCTTGAGCCGTACTGTTCTGCTTTACCTATTGCAAGAATCATTGAAATAGCAGCTGTTGAAGTTTTACGTCTCATAACATACCAAGCACCTGTTTCATTACTTTTCTTTATGCAACTATTAACACTTGCAGACAATTCGGGTTGCCCTGAATGTGAGATACGATTTCCACTCATAGCTGAAAGCACTTGATCACAATTAACGTAATAATCTGAACCTTTAATTACGTTTGCGTTTATGCCAGCCTGTTTAAGTTTAGCTACTACTGAGTCACCTGTAAATCTGTTAGCAATTACTTCTTCAGCGTTGTAATGTTTAGCCCATTCTGCTATGCGACCTGCAATATATAAATCATCTATAGGACTGTCTTGGTCTTGGTATTCCATTAGCCCAACAGCTATTGTTTTGTCTTCAAGTATCTGTGTTCCTGTTAAAGCCCAACTGTTTCTTTCTGGACTTATCTCTACACCTAGCCAAGTTGGTCTGTCGGCGGTAAGTGTTAGGTTTGGTTGTAGGCAAGAATTCCAAGAACCAATTTCCCAAGCTGAATTCATTGTTTCTACCCACCTGCATAATACCTCTGTCATAAATATTTCTGGTGGATCACTTAATCTCGCTTTAATTGCGTCTACTGTGATTGTTCTGCCTAGTGCTGGGTTTGCTTCTTTCCAGCCTTCTATGTCGTTTAGTTTTCTTTCTGGACTAGCTGACCATTCCATAAAACATAACGGATCATCTAAGTTTTTTTCTATTTTGTCTAAGGCTCTTTGTCGCATGGCATTAAGTACTATTGAGGAGTGGTCGCCCGCATTACTAATTGAAATGAATTGCGAATTTGGGCGGGCGTTAGTTGTCATTACAAGTGCTGAGTAGGCGTCGTAAGTTTTTTGTTGTCGTAACTCGTCTAGTACTACAAGGTCGCAAGATAGGCCTCTAGCGCCACCGCTGTTACTGGATACTATTTTATATCTCATGCCATTTTTTAGCATTACTTCTTCACGTCCGTTTGCTCTTGTAACGTGTTTTACTTTTTTGCGTAACCAGTCATAGTTTTCTATTACTTCAACAACTTTTCTAAAAGTTTCTAAAGATAAATCTCTGGATTGAGATGAGGCTATTTGTAATTCTTCGTCCCATAAATAAAGCCCTGCAAGGATACGCATACGTAGCAGATGTGTTTTGCCATTTTGCCTTGCCCCGATAGCCAACACATTTTTGTAAGCCCAAGTGCCGTCGGGTTTAACTTTAGAAGCTTCGTCAATTAAATACTGCTGCCAAGGCATAAGAGGCATATCTATTTGTCGAGCAAACTCAGCGACTTCGTTACCCCTAGTTGGGAGAGCTAGTGGTGTGGTCTGAATTCTCGGGGTTGAGTTTCCTAAGATCGTCAAGAGTATCTTCACCCACTTCTAATTGTGGTTTTTCTTTACGCCCAAACAGACTAAGCCCATATTTATCTAGACCAGATTGTAGCTGTGCCAAGTATTTAATTTCTTCCATAGGTTTAAGTAAACCTGAGTCTAAAACTCCTGCAATACAAAACAAAACGGCTACGCCTGCAAGATCTAAATCTGTTATAAACCCCTGACGCTGTCCTTCTTCAGTTGCCTTATCTAACGCTGGCAATATTCTTTGTTTTTCTTCTCTTAGCCCCATTTACTTTTCCTTTGGTTGTTCAAACGGACTTTTAAGTTGTTTTGGGG